ACTCTGTGCTAGCTATTCGAAAAGAATATATCTTGTTGGCAATTATGGCCACCACACTGATTCTAATGCTATGTTTTAGCATTGCAACTGCATTGCCTGTTGACAACAGGTGCTTTTCTGATGGGATTGTTTCCGCAGATAAGCATATGGACCATGGGATTGCTGAAATCTGCGTGAAGGATGATATAAGTATTGTTAAGACAACATCCGTCCAGTTTGCAAATACTACAAAATATGCCAATGTTGTCTTAAGGAAAATGCTGATTCAGAATTATGAAGATTGCAACCCAGTGGAAGTTCCAAATGGTCCCATTATGATTTTCAAGCCTAATGCTGACTTAATGTTGATTCCTCACACATTCGCATGCAGGACAGAATGCACAATATCACTGAATGAAGAAGAAGCAACAATAATCTTGCATTCAGATAAGCTTAATCACTATGAGATAATGGGGACCACTACGGCAAATCGATGGTTCCAAGGAAGTACTTCATACTCTCTTGAACACACTTGCGAGCATATTCAGGTCACTTGTGGTGCTAATTCACTTGGATTTCATGCTTGTTTTAAATATCATATGGCTTGCATTAGACTAATGAATAAAAGTTATATGCCAGCATTTATGATTCAGAGCGTATGTAAAAACAAAGAGTTAATCATTATGGGTTTGTTGATCCTCATCATATTTGGACTACTTTATTTCCTTACATTAACATATATATGCTATATCTTGATACCCATTTTTTATCCTATAACATACTTATATGGTATACTGTATAACAAATCATGCAAAAAGTGTTACTATTGCGGCCTTGCATACCATCCATTCTCAAAGTGTGGCAAAAATTGTGTCTGCGGATGTATGTTTGAGAACTCAGACAGGATGAAGAAGCATAGAGAATCTGGGATGTGCCACGGTTATAAATCATTAAGAGCAGCAAGGATACTGTGCAAGAATAGAGGCTCAGCATTTATCTTATCATTCATTTTGGCTTTCTTGCTTTTGTCCTTTGTTCAGCCTATAGAAGGCATAAAACTTTCCTACAACAATGAAATAATCGAACTGGATTCGGTGACAGATGAATTCAATAAAATAATTGTGAAGTTAGAATATGCCCAGATAATGCCTTATATAATTGCGTCTATTACAGCAATTTTGTCAGTTTTAGTCACGTTGGTCATGATTTTTGGCAGAAAAATTGAGAGGAAGGTCTATAAAACAATAATTTATGAGTGCAAAGAATGCAACATGATACACCCAAAAAAGAATCTTGTGTATTATTTCAATGGAGATTTCACTAATAGATGCAATAGCTGCATGTGCGGATGTAATTACAATGCAGAATTCAAAAATGATGAATCCGATTACATGATACCAATGGATCATGAATTGAGTGTAGGATGTACAATACCTGGCAGATATTATGCAGTGAGGAAAATTGAAAAGGTCACTGGCCGTATATTGCTAGGTGTACTCATCTTCTTATTCATGTTGTCAATCGCTTATGCTGAAGACGATAAGTGTGCTAAATTGACACAACCAAGTGAAGTGACAGATCCACTTGAATGCTCTGTTTGGCACAGACTCCCGACTAACTGCCAAGAGGACCTAACTGTGCAGAGCTTGTTTAGGAAACAGAACCTGCCAGAAATAGATATAGAGGAGTTTGGCAAAATCAAAGATCTGAACAAACTTCTCCAAGACTCAGAACAATCTGTATATTTGACAAAATCATACATATTAGAAACTGGGGCACTAAAAGTGTATTGTAAAGAGCTGGCAAAATGTAAAGAGCAATCAGGAAACTACAATGCTAGAATGATGGAAGACATTAAAGCAAAGAAATTGGAGATATGTGCTACAGGGAAAGCAGATAATGTTTGCAAATGTTTTGAGGGAAACACAGGATGTGTAGACTCTGATGGCATGAATCAAGCCATTTTGCACTACAAGAGCCATTTAGAAACATATAAAAATGATGTGTTAAAGGTCATATCTTCTATAATGAAAGTGTACCCAGGAATCTTGTCAAAGCAACTTGGAATTGCTTTGAGGCAGTCCAATTTTTCTAAAGTTAAGGAAATTGCGACAAAAATGAAGAGCAAATTTGGATCAGCACAAGCTGTAAGTGCATGCTTCAATTACTTAGAAAAAACCTTGGCAACAGATGAGCTGGTGAAACTAAATCCTAATGAAAATATTCCAGCAAAGAGTCTAATAAATGTGCCACCAACATATGCCACCACAATAGCCCCCATTTTCAACAATATCCAAGCAGTTACAGCACCCATAAAGCACTGCAAGAAAGCCAAGATGTACAGATGCACTCACGCAGTCGCTAGTGTATTTGATTATTACATCACCTGTGACAGCAAAGCAAACGAGTTTTATCAAGTGCCAAGACAAGGGATTTCATACAAGATGAATGTGTGGGGCGACCTGTGTGTTGGAGACCCTTTCTGTGATCTAGATTTCTTGCCTGTCTCAGATGCAAAGAAGAATGAGCTCCTTTCTCTATACTGTATTGAACAATACGTCACTAATTACAATTTCTCAAACTTAAAGGCATTAAGCAAGTGCTATAAATTATCTACCCAAACATGCTTATATAAAAATCAAAGCAAAACTTTCATAGAATGTTCAAATGGATATTTCTATGAATACACCCAGAACATCTTCCAGTCTGGATCTGACGAAATTGGAGTGCATTGTTTTGATAAGAATTGCAGGCAGGTGAGTTTCCCGCACCATGTCGATAATTTGTCAGGGTGCAAGCTACATACAAACAACATGAAAAATAGGAAATTAAAGGAGATTGTTTATGAAAACATTGAGCAATTAAGACATAGCATACAGGAAGCTATAAAAACTGACTTAATCCAGCACAAATACCTGCCTACCATGAATCTACCTAAGATTGCACCTAGTTTCAAGCCTATATCTATACAGGGAATCGAAAGTGATTCAGGTGTTGACAATGCTTATATTGAAACTAATGTCATAGTAAGGTCAGGTGTATCTACCGGGCTGACTCTATATGCAAAAGATGGTAGTAAATTATTTGATATAGTTATATTTGTAAAATCAGCCCATTATGAATCCAATGCAGTATACGCATATTCTACAGGCCCTACTGTCGGCATAAACTTGAAGCATGAAGAGAAATGTACAGGAAGCTGCCCCGAGAACCTAAAAAAAGATGGATGGCTCTCATTCAGTAAAGAACATACAAGCCAATGGGGTTGCGAAGAATTTGGGTGTCTTGCCATCAATGATGGATGTGTTTTCGGCCACTGTCAGGATATAATAAAGCCTGACCTAAAGGTTTACAAAAGCTCAACAAATGGAGAACCTAAAGTTGAAATATGCATAACTATACCTGGGGAAACATACTGCCACACAATAACTGCATTCACTCCCATAGTGAGTGACCAACTTGAGATACAATTCTTATCCAATGAAGCTGGGAAATTGCCTAAGATATTTGGATATAAATCCAACAAAGTCCTCACTGGGATGATAAATGACAAGGCAGTTTTCTCTCGTATGTGTGGCAGTGTCCAGTCATTTGACAACTCAGTATGGGGTACAGGGAATCCTAGATTTGATTACATTTGTCATGCCGCAAAGAGGAAAGATATTGTTGTTTCAAGATGCTATGACAATTTTTACGAATCATGCCTCAATCTCAACCAAGAGAAAGACTTAGTGTTTGATGACAAGACTTCTAAAATCATGTCATTAAACAAACTCCTTGGTGAAATCAGGGTCAAAGTGAAGCTTGGAGACATTAGGTACAAAGTTTTTGAAAAAAATCCAAGCATGGATATAAAATTGTCATGTGTTGGCTGTTTAGATTGCTCAAAGGGTGTTGATTGTGAGATATCCATTATAAGCTCGAGTGATACAGTATGTGCAATTGAGTCTAATTGCCAGTTGTATCACAACAACATTAAAGTTGAAGCAAACACACAAAAGTATGGGATAAAGGCAAAGTGCTCAACTCAGAATATAGAGATGAGTATCTGCAAGCAAAAAGTTGAGGCCTCGATATCTCTAGTGACAAAACATGAGACAATAGAAGTGGGCAATAGTGATCAAACCTACACTGTTCATGAGAAAGATTTGAGGTGTGGTACCTGGCTCTGTAAAGTAGCAGATCAAGGGATTGGCGCTATCTTCAGCCCATTCTTTAGTATATTTGGGACATATGGGAAAATAGCCTTCTATAGTGTCTTAGGAATCATCATATTAGTGCTACTAATTTACCTCCTATTGCCTGTGTGTGGCAGATTTAAGGACCTCTTGAAAAGGAATGATATAGAGTATCATCGAGAGATGTATGGTTATAAGCCATTAACTGTACGCAGATAATTACACACAAGGGCCTCAGACTCAGACTAATTGACAATTGCAATGTA